TTATGCGTGACCGCTTAAGTGAGACCGTAAAAGAGTTTGACGCTATTATAAAGCCTGTAGTAGGGCGTGTCATCTTTCTAGGAACACCTCAAACAGAGATGTCATTGTATAATGACCTAGATGAACGTGGGTTCAAGACACGTATATGGTCAGCATTGATTCCTAACCAAGCACAGAAGATAGGATATGGACATAAATTAGCTCCTACAATCGCTGATATGGACGGTAAAGAAGGAGACCCTACTGACCCTGATAGATTTAACGAAATTGATTTAATGGAGCGTTTAAGCTCATATGGTAGGTCAGGCTTTAATTTACAGTTTATGTTGGATACTAGTCTATCTGACGCCAATAAATACCCATTGAAGCTTAATGACCTTATTATAGCCTCAGGTTGCAGCACATGGACAGAAGCTCCAGCCAAAATACAATGGGCTTCAGGTATAGACCAAATCAAAGCGGTTGACTCTGAGTTACCTAATGTAGGACTTAAGGGTGACTATTGGACTTCTTACCTATATATGTCCGAAGAATTTACAGAGTTTGAAGGCTCAGTTATGTCTATTGACCCCGCTGGTCGTGGGGCAGATAAAACAGCCTATTGTGTACTTAAGATGTTACACGGTGTATTGTACCTGACTGCCATTGGTGGTCTAGATGGTGGATACTCTGATGACACACTTAAGAAGCTAGCCAATATAGCCAAGAAACATGACGTTAATGATATCGTCATTGAGAGTAACTTTGGTGATGGAATGGCAACACAGCTTCTAAAGCCTGTATTGGCTGACATACATCCTTGTAATGTAGAGGAAGTACGTCACAGTATACAGAAAGAGAAGCGTATAATAGACACATTAGAGCCTATTATGAATACCCATAGGTTAGTTATTGATGATAAGCTTATCAAAGATGACTTTCAGTTAGACCCTGACCACCAGTTATTTAGACAAATGACTAGGATAACAAGGGATAAAGGTGCACTAAGGCATGATGACCAAATAGACGCCTTAGCTATTGCAGCTAACTACTGGGTAGAAGTAATGGATAGAGACCAAACATTGTCTTATAACCAACATAAAGAAGAAATGTTACAGGAAGATTTAGATAAATTCATGGAGACTGCTCTTGGCAGACCTATGGATGGAGATTCGTGGATATAGGTCGTCAAAGGTTTTTCTTCATTTTTCCTTTGGCGGCTCTTGTCCTACTTGTAGGAGTCCTTGTCTGTAAATATCTAGACAAAGGGTGGACAAAAACTTAAAGTACCCATATAAGATAAAACCCCTGTGCACCCCTAGCTATATATAGACAAGCTATCCTTCCTTATTACTTATTAATTATGATACTAATAGAAGTACTACTCATAGTTATTACTGGAGTAATACTCCTTAATAGTCACTATATTAGAACCTACTGGTTAAAGCCTGAGATATCCATAGGGGAGTTTATTCTGATAGCTGTGTTAACAGCTGTTGTTTTGTCGAATATTTGGTAAAAAAATATGAGGGGATAACACGATAGCAAGAGGTGGAATTTCCCCCGTGCCGTCAGCCGTGTATAGTATAGTATCACACGCACACGGGCTTGCGGTCGCCTGTGGTCTATACATAAAGGGAAGCCTAAAGGGATACACGGCTGGACATTTTTATTTTGTTTGTCTTTGAGCTATGGTCTATTTTTATTTCTATAAGCTGATGAATCAGCCATATATCAAATTAATTCACTTTCATGTAATTCTTTTATTGACATGGTGTATTCATTGGGTGTAGAGTATACACATGCTAGGGGAACGGGAAATCCTAGCTAGTGACTCAGCACTATAAACATTCTGAGATGAGGCAAGGCGGAGCTGAGAGGTGTAAGCGTTGTACGGGGTTAGGAAGCGTAGCAAATGCTAAGAGCCGAAAGGTGGCTAGACTGACCAAAACCAGCCTAAGACCGTGCTAGTTATGAGATAGCAAGCGGTAAGAAAATTACTGAGGATATAGACACCTTATCATTTTTATGAAATCCAGTAAGCGTGTGACAATACACTTCACAGGTGCTGACGCACTGGGTAACAGGTAACGTAATAATCAGCGGTGGACGGACGCAACGGGTAAGGCTGGGGTTGTCTCAGGCTGTGTAGCCTGACTGATGAGCTCAAAAGAGCGAAACAACACAATAACAATGCGAGGAATATTATGTTTACAAAAAAACACTACATAGCAGTAGCCGAAATGGTCGGTAGTCAATTGTCAGACAATCCACTGGGAAACACTGAGTTTATTATTAAAGACTGGTGTTTAATGTTTGAGAGAGACAACCCACTTTTTGACGCTGAAGTATTCACAAATTATGTCTATGACTCAATAGATAAAGCTAGGGGGTGCTAAATGAATAGACAAATACAACGTGCTATGAATAATGATGAGTCATACGCTCAAAAAGTAGAAGCTAACGAAGATTACGCAAAAGCTGAGCTATCAGCTAAGCGTATAACTAGGCTTCAATATCATATCATTATGCGAGATATACAGCGGGGAATACTACCTTATATCGACTAGTTACACTGATGAGACTTTATGAGTCGAAACGCCGTGAGGCGTCTGTAACATTTAACAATTAATAAGAGGTAAAAAATGCAAGTAATTAAATTATATCTACCAATGAAGGACAACGACGGGGATGACTTAATGCACATCCATAATAATTTCATTGATAAAATAGCTTATCACAATAAAAGCCGAATTAATGACAATAAAGAGTCTGAGATAACTGGCTTTACTAGATATCAAGCTGAGGGTTTTTGGTTCGACAGCCATGAAATTTACAAGGATGATATCAAGATATATGAATTTCATGTATCGAATAAAAATGTTGGCATTGCATACACACTTCTACAGCGTCACGCCGTTACTTTATGCCGTAGGATGAAACAGGAATGTATCTACTTACAGCTTAACAATGAAACTGAGTTAGTGAGGAGTGTAGATAATGAGTGAAGAGACAATTATAACAATAATGGGTCACGTCGATAACGTGTTGCTGGCTGTGGGTATCTATTACTCACTAGCTAGCATTGAGCACTACATGGACGCCTATTTTACAAACTACAAAGCGTCGCCTCAGGTGTTAGCGTGTGTCTCAGGATGTCTCGCTAACACGGTAAGTGACGGCGTAGGCTTCCTAGTTACTGGTAGCTGGGAATGGGCTTTGTGGGTTATGCTGGGGTGTCTATCAGGTATGCTAGTTATTCCAGTGCTAGAGTATATTAACAACAACGGGGATAAAAAATGAAAAAGTATTATAAATATGAAGAAGTAAAAGATTATTTTCATGACTTCATAACAGAACAAGGAGAAGATTGGGTATTAGAAAATAAAGAAGATATCCACCATCATGCTTTTAATACTGATTATTACATTATAGGCAGATATCAAGCTAGAAAATGGTTAGGAGATGAAACTTTAAATATAGTACAAATAATAAAAGATTATGAAAATGATAATTTTGGAGAGGTAAGCACAGATTTTTCAGAGCCAGAACATGTTGTGAATATGTATGTTTACATCTTAGGAGAAATGATTGTTAGTAATATTGACTTAGAGCAATATTTTATCAATCAAGAAGTAAAAGAGATTGTAAGAAACGGTAAGACTAGAGCACTGGGTGAGTTATCTAATAAATTTAACAATTAACAGCGAGGTAAAAATGTTAAGAGATAAAACTAAAAGACGTATTGGTATGACTGCTCATATAGGGTACTCATGGGGCTTAAGACAGACTAGCGGCTATGATGCTATGGTTGACTTGTTATGGTCTAGAATACCACGTTGCGGGGAAGTGCCTGACGCTAAGGGCTCTAATAAAAAGCTAGAGCGTTTTAGAATGGCTAACAAGCTTGTCTATGACCTATTTAATAACGGTCTATGTAATAGGCGTGGTCAGTTTATGTCATTCTTTAAATCTAAACTTCCTATGCTAGGTAAAGTACCGCAGTATTCTAGGTTTAGACGTGCAGACTGGGAGAGACTATCTACTAGGCTAGGCTGGGTTATGCAAGACATAATACTGGACGCTTTAAAAGAGCAGTATCCTGAGCTTTATTACAGCTCATTCGACTCTAAGATTATGTCTAAAAGATGTAAGTCTATAGTGACGAGGGGTCAGCATAAGGTAAAAGATGTACCTGATGACGAGTTAGTTATGAGGTATCAATAATAGTACTACTGACGAGACTTGATTAGTCGAAAACCCTGACCAGTAATGTGTCGGGGTTCTAGTACAAATTAACAGCGAGGTAAATTATGGTAGACGTTACAAGTCGTAAGTATCTTGAATCGTATTTCACAGATGAGGTTGACTCGCCTGAGGATATACAAAACAAGATACTAATGGTCATGAAGGAAGACGGTATTATGGAGCGTAATGAAGAGGGTCAGATGACCGTATTCAAGAAGCGTCCACTACTGGCTTATCTTCGTATAGCCTTTCCTAATATCAAGCCTAGTGCTATCAATAGACAGCTTAATAATCTGTTTAAGGATGACGTGCTTAAGATATGGGACAAGTACAAAACTAAGCCGTATGTCATCAAGTCTAGACAGTATGAAGCTAGGATGAGACGTGCGACCAGTAGAGTACAACGTAGTAAGACTGATATGCTGATTGAGATACTCATGGGAGATGACCCAAGTAAACGCATGAGGTATATCACTGACTGTATAGCTAGTGGGGTTAGACCTGAGTTAGATATATAGGTAGTAAGTAGGAAGTAATATAGCTGTATATATAGCTAGGGGAGACAGGGGTTTACACTAATATGGGTACTTTAAACACCTGTTTCCTTACTTAACAATAACATAGCGAGGTATTATGAATATATTTATATTAGATAGACATCCACGTACCTGTGCTCAATATCATTGTGACAAACATGTCGTCAAGATGATACTTGAGACAGCTCAGATGATGTGCACCGTACTCAATGAGTTAGGATACGAGACGCCTTACAAGTCTACTCATCCTAAACATCCATGTACGCTGTGGCTCAAGGAGTCTAGGAACAATTACTTATGGACTAGACAACTAGCTAAGGGACTCAATGCTGAGTACAAGTTACGCTATAACAAAACTGATAATCATAAGTCATGGGACGTTATAAAAAGCTTACCAGCATTGCCTAGAGAGTTACCACTTAAGGACTTAACTGACTTTCCACAAGCTATGCCTGACCAGTATAAACATACTGACCCTGTCGTAGCATATCGTACGTACTACAGACAGGACAAGCGGGACTTTGCTACGTGGAAACTAGCAACACCTATATGGTGGAATGACAACACATACACATACTAACAAAGGAGAATAACTATGAAGCCAACAATAGAAACTGATACGGACTTAGTGTTTGATGTTTGCGACCAAGTCGTGAACTATCCACAAAAGATATATGACTTGTTTGAGGATTATATGTACATGTATAGCATAGGCAGTGAGCATTACTTTAAACACAGAGACACAAGAGAATATATATGTATCGGAGCAACATTATACCAATAGGAGAAAACTATGAGTGAACTAACAATAGAACAATTAAACAGTGACACACCAGCTAATAAATCACCTGTCGGGTGGAATCCAGTAAGAGAGAGACACTACAAACAATTCTTAAGGACTCTTGACTGGCATGACTTCGGTAAGATTGACGCAGTACGCCGTCACATGTATGAGACTTGGATAACTAAGGGTGTACATCCTAATGACCTAAAGAAACCATATCATGTGGGTAAGAATGAAAAGGACTATGGGTCTGAGTTTTAAAGTACCCATATAAGATACCAATACACAATTAACCTAAGGAGTATACATGGTAGAGATATTTAAGAATATAAAAGAGTACGCTGATGAGTTAGACCATGAAGCGGAGATGATTAAGCTGGGTAAACAGCGAGTCAATAAGCGTAGGGTCTCTCATGTCCAGCGTGAAGAGGAGTCAGTGACCAGCTATGGTAAAGTCATGGTGGCTAATACCATACGACCACTGGCACAAGCCATACAGGACTATCTTGAATCTAATGCTGACGCTAAGGGTCAGCCTGAGAAAGCTTTTATTAAGCTACGAGAGATTGAGCCTGAGGTGTCAGCCATGATATGTGCTAAGCATGTCATCAATACTATCACACAGCATAAGCCATTGACGGCTACGAGTATTGCGTTGGGTGGTAAGATTGAGACTGAGACATCTCTTCGTAACTTCAAGAACCTAAACCCTGAACTGTTTGACGCAGTCAAGAATGACTTGGACAAGCGTTCATGGAACTACGCATACAAGAGACGTAAGCTTAAGGAATCAGCTAAGCGTGACAGCGTGGCTATGTGGGAAGAGTGGACTACGGAAGAGAAGCTACACACGGGCATGAGACTTATCGAGTTTATGCAGTCAGCTACAGGTATGATTGAGTTTGGACTTGAGGTTATCAATCGTAAGCGTACTAAGATAATCAAGCAGACAGCTAAGACTAGAGAGTGGATACAAAATA